GTGTAGGTAAGACTACAATTGCAAGAGCTTTGTGTGACGAAGTAGGTTGTGATTATATCATCATCAATGGTTCTGACGAATCGGGTATCGATGTTCTCAGAAACAAAATTAAAAACTATGCTTCATCAGTCAGTCTTACTGGTGGAAGAAAAGTCATCATCATTGATGAAGCAGACTATCTAAATCCAAACTCAACTCAACCAGCCTTACGTGGTGCGATTGAAGAATTTGCATCTAATTGCTCCTTTATCTTTACCTGCAACTACAAGAATCGCATTATTGATCCGATTCATTCTCGTTGTGCCGTTATTGACTTCAAGACGAATGGTAGCAAAGCTAAACTAGCTACACAATTCATGAAGCGGGTTGAATGGATTCTAGGTGAAGAAAATATCACTTACGATAAAGAAGTTGTTGCCGCAGTTATCACAAAACACTTTCCGGATAATCGTCGTATTCTAAATGAGTTGCAACGATACTCTGCATCAGGAACTATTGATAAAGGTATTCTATCATCCGTATCTGATATTCAAACAAAAGAACTTATTGTTGCTCTCAAAGAGAAAGACTTTGCTGCTGCTCGTAAGTGGGTAACAAACAATCTAGACAATGATCCTGCTCGTATCTATCGTAAACTATACGATAACATGTATGATTATTTGCAGTCTAGTTCTATACCTCCCACCGTATTAGTTTTGGCTAAGTATCAATATCAAGCAGCCTTTGTCGCAGATCAAGAAATTAATCGGATGGCATGTCTAACTGAAATGATGGTTGAATGTGAATTCTCATGACTAGAACAAAAAAACTGAAAAATCCTTGGAATCAATTACTAAAAAATGTAATAGGAACTCAAAACTTTAATGCTTGGCATCAAGCAAGAGGAAGTAATCGTCCAGTTAAAAAAATAGAAATAACAGAACAAGATATAATGAATATTTTTGAGAAACAAAAAGGATTAAGTAAGTGGTTGAACATACCTATTGATCCAATGGATGTGTTTAAAAAACATTATCCTTTAGCACCTAGCATAGATAGAATAGATAATAATTTAGGATACACTCCAGAAAATATATGTATAGCAACTAGATTTGAAAATTATGGATTTAATAAGTGTTCAGACTCTACTAGACAAGAATGTATAATCAAATTGAGAAATTATACGATATCGAGTAATTTGACGGAGTTCTTTAATGGCTGACATATTTAAAGAAGTTGTTCCATCAATCCTTCAGACTAAGAAAGATGTTCTCTTAGAGGAAAACGATGAAAAAGACTATAACCCATTTATCGTAAACCGTGCTTTGTCCTATCATCTTGACTGTGTTCCTTATGTCAATCAGATGAATATTCATAATTTTTTAGATAAAAAGCTACAATATCACTATCTTCTAAATACTATCAGACCTATGAAACGGAAGTTTCAACCGTGGCAGAAGTCAGATGAAGATAAGAATCTTGCTTGTGTGAAAGAGTATTTTGGGTATTCTAACAGCAAAGCCAAAGAGGCTCTCCGGATCTTATCTGATGAACAAATCGCTTATATAAAAACAAAAACAGATAAAGGCGGAGTGAGGAAATAATGATTCGTATAGAAGATATGGTTGAAGTGACGCTAAATGAGAAAGATGATTTCTTGAAGATTCGTGAAACATTGACTCGTATTGGTGTTGCATCCAAAAAAGAAAAGCTGCTCTATCAGTCTTGCCACATACTACACAAACAAGGAAAGTACTATATTGTACATTTCAAAGAATTGTTTGCGTTAGATGGTAAGCCTACGGATATTACGGAGAATGATTTGGCACGTAGGAATACGATTGCTTTGCTACTAGAAGATTGGGGACTCCTAAAACTAGTAGATTCTAAGAAAGCAGAGGACCTACAAGTCAGTCTATCGCAAATCAAGATTATTGGTTTCCGTGAGAAAGATGATTGGCAACTTGTACCAAAATACAATATTGGCAAGAAAGCAAAAAAAGATTGACAGAGAATCCTTAGTGTGATATAAATATGACTGTAGATGCCTTCGGGGTCTACAGTTTATTAACTCGCTTAACTAAGGAGACTTACATGACTCTTACCTCACTTTTCCCTTCCCGTTCCGTTTATGAGCCATTCACTGTTGGTTTTGACAAGCTATTTGACCAACTACAAGATACTGCAAACAATATCGCAAAGAATGCTCCAAACTGGCCACCATACAATATTAAAAAAGTAAAAGACAATAAGTACGTCATTGAAATGGCAGTTGCTGGCTTTGCTAAGTCTGATATTGAAGTTACTGTAGAAGGTAACAAGCTGGTGATTAAAGGCGAATCAAACGACAATGAAGCGGAAAACTATATCTTCAAAGGAATTGCAAATCGTGCATTCCAGCGTACCTTTACTATTGCCGACAAGGTAGAGATTAAAGATGCTGAAATGGTTAACGGAATGCTAAGAGTTTGGTTAGAAAACCTATACCAAACACAAGAAACCGTTAAGAAAATTGCAATTAAAGAAGCCGATTCCAAGTAATTGGTAATAATGGTGGGGTGCAATGCCCCACCTCTTGACATTTGAGTTTGCCTGTGATATACTACATACACTATGAAAAAACCTTATCAAAAACCCAAAGAAATCTTACAGAAGGTTCGTAACCGACTTCATATTGATGAGGTCTATTACACCTATTCTCATTGGCCTATAAAGGACATAGACGGTATTGCATTTCTTCCTATCATCAAGGAAGTATCTGAACACCCTAAAGTTTTTTATATGCGTAAAGACAACCTGGAGTATGTCAAATGATTCTGAATAAATTATCACAAGCAATGTACAGCCGTAGAATTTTTAACCCTACGAATAAAAAAGACCTAGCTGCATATGGTTATTTTATTCGTAATAGTAAGTGGGAAAACGGTTGTCCATTTTGGCTTGAATGGCCATATCAAAGTGTACCTGCTATGATTAAAGATAAAATTGTTCGTAATATGTTTGGTGCTGACGAAAGACTAATATGAAAAAATATTTGGTTGAAACTGTGAGTATTTTCCGTCATCGGTATGTTGTTGAAGCCAAAGAAGAAGAACATGCATGTGATGAAGTCGTTTGTGAACGTGATAATTTAAAAGAATTTTCACAATATCATATTGATGAAAATATCACTTCCGTTCGTGAAATAGATGATGCAGAATATTTGAAGGTCTTTGATAAAGATAATGAGTATCTCAAAGATTGGGAAGAAGAACGGAAGTTCTCATTTGTCAACAAAATAGATTACAAAGACTAACTGGCTGTAGTACAATGGATAGTACAGTGGCCTTCTAAGCCTCTGATCCAGGTTCGATTCCTGGCAGCCGGACCAGTTCGGGCCGGAAGCTTAATTGGTATAAGCGTCCGACTCATAATCGGGGGATAGAGAGTTCGAATCTCTCCCGGCCCACCAAATAATATGAAAACAAAATATATCAGAGCATACATGGATGTAGCAAAACGATTTGCTAAATTGTCATCAGCAAAGCGACTACATGTTGGAGCCATCATAGTCAAAGATGACAGAATTATCTCAATCGGCTATAATGGTATGCCACCTGGTTGGTCTAATATTTGTGAAGATGTTACAGAAGAAGGAACACTCAAAACCAAACCTGAAGTAATCCATGCAGAAGCCAATGCTATTGCAAAACTGGCTAAAAGCACAGAATCTGGTAAAGATGCTACCATGTTTCTTACTCATGCACCATGTATTGATTGTGCCAAACAGATATTTACTGCTGGTATTCAGACGGTCTACTATGAGAAAGACTATAGATCCAATGATGGTCTGAGATTCTTATCTTTATGTGGAGTAGAGGTAATTAAGTCCCCAGAGCCGTCAGACGGGTCGGAGAAGGGTTAAAAGATAAATATTGATGCGTAGTGGGTATATAAAGGAAAACCCATGCAATTCAAGATTGTCAAATGTCCAGATAAAGACTTCAAGCCTTTCGTGTCTGAGGCAGCCTCTTTCTTTGCCCAAGAACTCATCCCAAACACAAGAATACGGAATAACTGTAAAACCAAGATTGTCTTTACCAATAAGATTAAAGAATATGGTTATGCTAGTATTGCAGGTTTCAATACTAAAAAACAACCTAGAGAATTTCTTATAGAAATACATTCAGGTATCGGTGCAAGATTGATACTAGAAACACTTGCACATGAAATGGTACATGTCAAACAATATATCATGAATGAAACTGATGATGTATTGTCTAGATGGAAGAATAAAAAGATAGACCAAAGTAAGGTTGATTATTGGAATCATCCTTGGGAAATTGATGCATATGGTAGAGAACCAGGGTTGTTATATAAATTTGTGGTACTGAATTGTCTTTGGCACATATTTGATGAATTTAAAAATCCTGATGATCCAATTATTTCAATTCCGATAAAATGGAAAGTTTCATAAAAAACAACAAAAAAAGCATTGACAATTCAAAAAGTTTACTATATAATGTTAACATATTAAATTTAGTTAGAAAGATTACAATGTTGTCCATACGCAAACCCATTATAATTCAGCCAGAGTATCACACAAGTAATTGTGGAGATGCGTTATGGTTCGCCTTTGGGGTCCGTGTATAGACTAGAAATCTTAATCTAAACACAAGACCCCTAGCGTAAAAACTAGGGGTTTTTTGTTTACTGTTGGGATATAGTGTAACGGCAGCACCGCAGACTTTGACTCTGTTAGTCTAGGTTCAAATCCTAGTATCCCTGCCATGGTTAAGGAAGTGTGGATGAGTGGTTTAAATCAGCAGTCTTGAAAACTGCCGACTGTAAAAGGTCCGTGAGTTCGAATCTCACCGCTTCCGCCAGATAGGAGAAGAAATGGATATAGCAATCATACTACTAACAATATTAGGTTATTGGATAGGAATGGGTTTTACTGTGGCTGCTATGATGTTTTTGTTTTATAGGTTTGCTGTAATAGTAGGAGATATGGCTGAGAGGCTTAAGGCAGCGGTTTGCTAAACCGTCGTATTGATTAAACAGTACCGTTGGTTCGAATCCAACTATCTCCACCAATTAATGAACAAAAGGAAAGGAGTAATTATGAATGGCTGCGATAGTTATAGTTATCATTTTTTTGCTTCTTTATTTTGTGTTTAAGAATGACCTTCGGTAGCTCACGGTAGAGCAGGATGCCTTATAAGCATTTGTCCAGATAAGACCCAGGATGTGGTTCGACTCCACACCGAAGGACCAGTTGATGCAACGGTGGCAGAGTGGCCCAATGCAAAGGTCTGCAAAACCTTAAAACCGTCAGTTCGAATCTGACCCGTTGTTCCAGTTGCAAAAGTAGTAACATGTTGTATTTGTACAACACGCTTGACAAAACGATTGAGCCAATGTACAATGATGTTTCTGTAGTTGAGTTTCTTTAACAATTTGAAGTTTCTGTGGACCGTTCGTCTATCGGTTAGGACATTGCCCTTTCACGGCAGTAAGAGGAGTTCGATTCTCCTACGGTCTACCATATTAAAGTATATTCATAATAAGTATACTTCAATATGGTTTCCGGTTACTACTTTCCTGAAAGTAGCGTGTGGCGACGAGAATTGTCCCGGTGGCTATGGCACCGTTAGCGCCGTCGAAAGCAGACAACATAGCAGCGTGGACACTACGTAGCAAATCGCTGATTAGTGTTCGGACAGGGTAACAACTCAGTCTAGGGCTTGCGTGGAAAACAAGTAGCTAGACACCTTAATTTTTTTACAAAGGAGACCTGTCATGGATAGTGACAAGAGTGGTAAG